TTAAGGTGATGGAGGACTTCACCGGCTTTTTGAAGGAGCAACTGGGGGAGCCGGGAGAATTGCAGCTTATCGGCTCCCGCATCCGGGCCTGGTTCAGGAGTTTGGAATAGTTCAAAGTTGAAAGTTCAAAGTTCAAAGTTAGAAACCCAGTTTTGACATTGCCTTTGGCTTTAACTTTGAACTTTGAACCTTGAACTTTGAACTATCAACCCTAACCGGAGGAAAAAGAAATGAAGCTGCATCGGATGCAAGCGGTTTTTGCGATGTTCCTGGCCGTGTCCCTGCTGCTCAGCGGCTGCGCGGCCATCGAGAACTTTCTGTGCAGCAACCGGGTGACCATCGAGAACGACATTAGCGCGGCCCAGGCGGCCATCGCCGCGGTGCAGGCCGAATACGGCTCGGTGATCCCGGCCGAGAGCCAGGCCATCATCGCCGCGGCCAACGCGGTGATTAACACGGGGGAAAACATCCTCAACAACGAGGTCTGCCCCACCGACGCGGACGTGCAGACGGTGCAAAACGCCTCCGCCGCCCTGAAACAGGCGAAGATTAAAGCCGGGTGGGTGGCGCCTTAATCAGTAAGCAGTGAGCAGTGAGCAGTAGGGGCGGCTTCTAGCCGCCCTTAGCCCACGGAAAACGGAAAACGGAGAGAAAAGCTATGAGTAATCTTCCAGTGGGACGGCTCGGGCGGAAATACGGGTATACCGGTCCTCAGTTGACCGGCATCAGGGCGGTGCCTTTTGACCGGGTGCGCCCCAAAATGACCCTGGCCCAGGCCCCCCCGGTGAAATATCTCATCACCCCTCCGGTGCGGGACCAGGGGCAGATCGGAGACTGTGTCGAGTTCGCCTGGACCTATTTGAAAAGCGCCAACCTGCTCGTGGCGGGCAAACTCCCCGTATCCGTGTTCTCGCCCCTGGAGCTCTACTACGACTACCGCGACAAGGTGCTGCACGATGTGGCTGACGACGCCGGCTCCGGCGTCATGGCGGTGGGAACTCTGCTAACGCAGGATGGGGTATGCCTCGAAGGCCTGTGGCCTTATAACCCGGCTGATTTTGCAGTTAAGCCGCCTGTTACTGCCTATGCTGACGCCCTGCAAAATAAGTTGGGCTCGGTTCATCCCCTGGAAACCCTGGAGGATATGATCCTCTGCCTAGCGGACGGGTATGGGTTCGTGGCCGGGATCGCGGTTTTCCAGAGCTTCGAGGATGCCTGGGAGAAGGACGGCATTATCCCGATGCCGGGAGCATCTGAAACCTTTCTTGGCGGCCACGGGGTTTTTGTAGGCGGAGGCTATGACCAGGATCAGAGAATCTTCATCGTGGAGAATTCCTGGGGACTTTCCGGAGGGTTGGCAAACCAAAAGGGGTTCTTCTCAATACCTTTCGATTATCTGACTGATCCTGATCTGGTCCTGGAGATTGGCACGGGTCGCTAAAATAGTGCGGCAGGAGGCATAGAGCAGGTATTAGGGAATAGGGGTTAGGGGTCAGAATTTAGTCTTTTCTGATCCCTAATCCCTGATCCCTAATCCCTAATCCCTGAATTTAAAATGCTGACTCTCAAACAAAAATTCACCCAGGCGGAGTTTCAAAGGCGGGCCGATGAGATCTTAGGCCGGCTGTTCCGGGAGGTCACCGCCTTTGGGGACGTGAGCGAATCCGCCAAAAAGGCGCGGCGCGCCCGGAGTATGTCCGACCCCTTCGCCTTCTTCACCACCTATCTCCCCCATTATTTCTCCCAGGAGTTCGCGCCCTTTCATCGCGAGCTGGTGGCGCTTTTGGAGCGGCGGCCCGGCGAAAAAGGTTTTGGGGGGGCGGCGTCCCGCCGCCCTGGGCAGGGAAACCCCGCCCCTGCTACGGAAAACGGAAAACGGAAAACGCTGTCCTGACTCCCGTCGTGGTGGCCGCGCCCCGGGAGTTCGCCAAGACCACCATCACCTCCTTCGGCTACGTGCTCCACCAGGTCTGCCACGGCCTGCGCCACTTCATCATCATCGCCTCCGACACCGAGGACCTGGCCAGCGACCTCACCGGCTATCTCTACCTGGAGCTACTCCACAACGAGCGCCTCAAGTGCGATTTCGGCGAGCTGGTCCGGGACCACTGGGCGGTGGACGATTTCGTCACCCTCACCGACGTCCGGCTCAAGGCCCGGGGCCGGGGCCAGCGCCTGCGCGGCCTGAAGCACAAACAGCATCGCCCCGACCTGATCGTCCTGGACGACGTGGAGAACGACCAGCAGGCCAAATCCCCGGACCTGGTCAAGAAGCTGCTCTCCTGGATCACCGGCGCGGTCTATCCCGCCATCGAGGCCTCGGGCTCGCTCTTCTGGATCGGCACCATACTGGCCCGCAAGAGTGCCCTCTATACCGCGATACACTCCGAGGAGGAGCCCTGGAAACACTGGACCCGCAGGATCTACCGTGCACTCAATGAGGACCCCGGGCGGCAAGATGCCGCCCCTACATCATTATGGCCCTCCCGGCACCCGGTGCCCACGCTCCTGGAGCAGAAGCGCCTCATGGGGTCGCTCGCCTTCAATCGGGAGAAGCAGAACGACCCCGTGGACGAGGAAGGGTTCTTCCAGGAGGCCTGGTTTCGGTTTTACCATCCCGCGGACCTCAGCGGCAAGGACCTGATCGTGGCGGGGTTCTTCGACCCCTCCATCGGCACCGGCGAGACCGCGGATTATAAGGCTGTCCTCACCGTGGGGCTGGAGCGCCGGGAGATGATTTTCTACGTCCTGGACGCCTACATCCGCCGGGGTACCCTGGACGAGGCGTTGCGCGCCGCCTTCATCCGCCACGAGCAATGGAACTACTGGCTCTTCGGGGTGGAGGACAACCTTTTTCAGCGCCTGCTGCTGCGGGAGTTCGACCGGCTGAGTAAAGAGCGGGGCGTCGTCCTGCCGGTCCGGGGCGTCACCGCCAGGACCGCCAAGGAGACCCGGATCTCCCGGCTTTCGGCCCTGGTGGAGCGGGGCCAGATCCGCTTCTGCCGGGGCCGGGGTAACCAGGACCTGCTCCTGGAGCAGCTCCTCTATTTTCCGGCCAAAACCGTGCACGACGACGGCCCCGACGCCCTGGAAGGCGCCGTGGGGCTCCTGGAGGGTGGCGCCAGCATGGGGATCTTCGATTATTACAAAGGGGAGTTTGACACAATGGTGGCCGAGGAGCGCCGTCTTCACGGATAGTTATTAGTGAGCAGTGAGCAGTAAGCAGTAAAAGCAAAGAAAAGGACTTTTTTCAAGGGTTTTAAAAAAGTCATTAAGGCGCTGCCAAAAGTCTAACAAAATGCCAAAAAAAGGATTTTTGTCCTAATCAGATTACTTAATTAAAAAAGCAACTTATAAAGGAAAATCTTTTTGTCTTTTGACTTTACTGCTCACTGCTCACTGCTCACTGCTTACTTGGGATTAAAAAATGGCTGCTGAACCTAAAAAAATTCCTCTTGCTCCGGAGCTAATCAGCGCCGCCCAATGGGCCGCGGGGCGTCGTTTCACGCCCACCGGCACGGGCGGCGCGCCGGGGCAGCCGGACCCGAGCCAGGATTTCTTCGGACCCGGGCTGCCCCTGCCGCCCCTGGCCCCCCCCTCCGCCGCCGGCCGCCAGTTCGACTACCCGGTGGGCTACAATCTGCTGGTCACCCCCCGGGGCGACCTGCCCATCTCGTTTCTGGATCTTAGGAACCTGGCCCAAAACTGCGACCTGGTGCGCCTGGTGATCGAGACCCGCAAGGACCAGATCAGCAAGATGGGTTGGACCATTAATCCCCTGGAAAAGCACGTAGGGGCGGCTTCCAGCCGCCCCGGGCGGGTGAAACCCGCCCCTACCGCCTCCGCCTCAGCCCAAGCGCAGGTGAAGGCGGCCACCGCGCTGATGAAGCGCCCCGACGGGATGCACTCCTTCAACGCCTGGATGCGGATGCTCCTGGAAGACATGCTGGTGATCGACGCGGCCACCCTCTATCCCAGGCTAACCCGCGGGGGCAGCCTCTATGCCCTGGAGGTGGTGGACGGCGCCACTATCCGCCCCATCGTCGATGAGGGCGGCCGCACCCCGCTCCCTCCGGCCCCGGCCTATCAGCAGATCATCAAGGGCCTGCCGGCCACCGACTACACCCGGGAGGAGCTGCTCTATTATCCCCGCAACCTTTTGAGCTGGCGCATCTACGGCTTCTCGCCGGTGGAGCAGATCATCATCATCACCAACATCATCCTGCGGCGCCAGATGCACCTCCTGCAATACTACACCGACGGCAACCTGCCCGACGCACTGATGGAGGTGCCGGAGAACTGGTCCACCGCCCAAATCGCCGAATTCCAGCAATACTGGGACGCCCTGCACGCGGGCAACACCGCCCAGCGGCGCCGGGGCAAATGGGTGCCCCACGGCATGACCCCGCACCTGATGAAGGAGGGGGATCTGAAGTCCCCCATCGACGAATGGTTCGCCCGGGTGGTGTGCTACGCCTTTTCGGTGTCGCCCCAGCCCTTCGTGCAGACGATCAACCGGGCCACCGCCGAGACTGCCCAGGAGGCGGCCCTGAGCGAGGGGCTGGCGCCCCTGATGGAATGGATGGCGGACTTCATCAACTATGTCCTCCAGGGCTTCGGGTTCGACCAGGTGGAGTTCGCCTGGGAACAGGACACCGCCATCGACCCCCAGGTGCAGGCCCAGATCGACGACCTGGACGCGCGCAATGGCATCAGGCTGCGGAGCGAGATCCGGGCCTCCCGGGGCCTGGAGGACGACGGGACCCCGGATTTCATCATGACCGCCCAGAGGGCGGTGCTGGTGAGCGAGATCGGCAAGGAGAGTAGTGGCACAGGCGTCTCGCCTGTGGCGCCTCCGGAAGAGGAAACGCTTCCGGAAGAGGAAGCGGCGGCGGAAGGCAAAGGGCAAAAGGTAGGATTGGCCCCTTAGCAGAGACAAAATACGGTAAACGGCAAAACAGAAAAAAACCAGAGGGATTATGCAAAAGGAATATCCCCACCCTGACCCGCCCGGGCCGCCGCCTGCGCCCGTGAATCTCAAGATCGAGGCGGTCATCACCTGCGTCTCCTACGGCGATTATCTGGCCTGGACGCTGCCGGCCAATAAGCAGCACTTCAACCGCATGGTAGTGGTCACCCGGCCCGACGATAAGCTTACGCAACAATTGTGCGCCTATTACCACGTCGAGTGCTACCCCACCTACGACTGGCACCGGAATGACGACGCCTTCAACAAGGCCAAGGGCATCAATTACGGCCTGTCGCAATTGGCCAAAGACGGCTGGGTGGCGCACCTGGACGCCGATATCTACCTGCCGCCCCGCACCCGGGCCATCCTGCAGCGCATCTCTCTGGACCAGGCCTCCCTTTACGGCATCGACCGCATGGAGTGCAAGAGCTTTGCCGATTGGATCAAGTTTCTGGGAGCGCCGCCCCTTCAGCACGAATGGCAGATCTTCGTCCATCCCCGGCCCTTCCCGCTGGCCGTGCGCATCGCCACGCTGGACCGGGACGGCTATGTGCCCATCGGCTTTTTTCAATTATGGAATCCCAAGGGCTCGGGGGTTTCTTATTATCCCGAGCACCATACCACCGCGGCCCGGAGCGATATGCTGTTCGCCATGCAGTGGCCCCGGGATAAGCGCCATTTGCTTCCGGAAATCATCGCCATCCATCTCGAAAGCGAGTGCGTAGAAATGGGGGCCAACTGGGAAGGAAGGCAGACAAAACCCTTCAGCCTGTAAGGGCCGGTACGGGCGGGTTTAAAACCCGCCCGTACCGGCAAAATCAAAATCAAGGGAGCCAAAGGAGAGGTGGCATGAAAAAGCTATTCATTTTCGCACTGATGGTCTTCATCGGGTGCTGCCAGGTTCCCATTTCCAAGGCCCAGGCGCAAACGCTGGTCCCCTTCGAGATGATGCCGGACAGCCTGGGCCACGCCACCACCCTGGTGCCGCCCGCCGGCCGGTTCATCACCAACCACTCCCTGACGGCGAGCACCGCCAAGACCATCACGGTGCCGGCCGGCGCCAACTGGGTCAACTTCTCGCCTTCGGCGAACCTGTGGGTCAATTTCAGCGGCGGGACTGCCGTGATCCCGTCGGCGGACGTCACGGACGGCTCGGGGACCTACTTCAACCCGCCCATGATGTATGTAGGGCCGATCTATGCCGGAGGGGTCGCCCTCTATCCGGCCCTGACCACGATCAGCGTCATATCCGACACCACCTGGGTCTTGACGGCCATGTGGTACAGGTAGGGAGAGTGAGCAGTGAGCGGTGGGCAGTTAGCAGTAAAAGTAAAGGCAAAAGCAACCCCAAAAGCAAAAGCTGCGGGACCGCACTGCTCACTGCTTACTGCTCACTGCTCACTCAAAGGGAGCGAGGCATGAAAAAGCCGATCATTAAATTGCTGCCGCGGCTGCTGCTATCCGGGCTGCTGCTCTCCATCTGCGTGGCCGCGGGGCCGTATAACCCGCCGATACCGCCAAAGCCTATGGTCTATCCCGGCGCCGGCGTCCCCATGAGCACCGGCTCCGCCTGGGGCACTTCCTACACAGTGGGGACGGCTGCTAATAAGCTGGTGCAGCTTAACAGCAGCTCGCAGCTTCCCGCAGTCTCCGGTGCCTTACTCACGCACTTGCCTGCCGGCATGGTTTACCCTGGGGCCGGCATAGCCATATCCGCAGGCTCGTCTTGGGGAACCAGCCTAACCCCCCCAGCCAGCGCCATCGTAGGAATCTCCGATACTCAGACTCTATCGAACAAGAGCTTCGGCTCCGGGATGACCTGGCCGACGCTTAACCAGAGCACTACCGGCGCAGCCGGCTCGGTAACTGGAGAAACCTTCCCCGCCAGCGGCCTCATTGTCGGCACCACCGACACGCAGACCCTCACCAATAAGACGCTGACCGATAGCTCCAATGCTTTTCCTGCTAACTTCGTAACAACGGGCGGAACCCAGACCATCACCAATAAAACCCTGACCTCGCCGACCCTAACGACTCCGGCCCTGGGGACTCCCGCTTCGGGGAACCTGGCCAATTGCACCTTTCCGACCCTGAACCAGAGCACCACCGGCGCAGCCGGCTCGGTAACTGGAGAAACCTTCCCCGCCAGCGGCCTCATTGTCGGCACCACCGACACGCAGACCCTCACCAATAAAACCCTGACCTCGCCGACCCTAACGACTCCGGCCCTGGGGACTCCCGCTTCGGGGAACCTGGCCAATTGCACCTTTCCGACTCTTAATCAGAGCACTACCGGCGCAGCAGGCTCGGTAACCGGAGAAACCTTCCCCGCCAGCGGCCTCATTGTCGGCACCACCGATACGCAGACTCTTACCAACAAAACGCTGACCTCGCCGACCCTGACGACTCCGGCTCTGGGGACTCCGGCCTCGGGCACCCTGACAAATTGTACCGGCCCTTGGCAGCCCCTCCCCATCAATCAATACCAGCTTACCGGCGGCACGGCCATGTCCGCTCCCTCCATCGGCACGGCGGGCGCAGAATGGCGCTACCATGTCGGCACCAACGGCTCGGGGACCAACACCGGGATAACCGCAGCGACCACGATCCCGGCCCCCTCCGGGACGGCAGTGGACGGCCAGGTCGGCTACATCACGATATTGAGCGATTCGGGGTCGCACAGTTTGACCTGGAACGGTGCTTATCTTGCCGGGACGACTGTTTCTCTGCCGGCTACCACGGTGGCCAGCCAGGAATTGGCCTGCGGATTCCGCTATGACCTGGTGCGGGGCGGCTGGCTGTTATTAGCCGGCGCCGGGGGATTTTAAATGAACACTCGCAAGCTCGCCATCATCTTCCTGGCCCTGGCCTTCCTCTGCCTGGCGGGACTGGTCTGGTCGGCCTCTGCCACGACCTATTATGTTGACAATTCCTCGAATATCTCCGGCACCTTCACCTCCGGCACATTCAGGACACCTACCTCAAGCGTGCCAGGAGAGTATGTCGTCCAGACGAGTTCCGGCGCTACCGCCAAGGTGGTGGGCACCGTGGGCACCTCCGCCCTGACGGTCAACAATATTACCGGCTCTCCTGACAGCTCCGACATCTGGACCGGCCAATCGAGCGGGGCGGTCTTTACTCCGGTGGCCTCTCCGGTGGTCAATGGCTCAGACTCCAATAACGGCACTTCCACCAGCACCCCCTGGTTGACCATCGCCCATGTCAATGCCCAATCATCCCTGGCGGCGGGTAGCACCGTTTTATTTAGATGCAGTTGTATTTGGCGTGAACAGTTGACCGCGCCAACTTCGGGAAGCAGTGGTAGCCCTATTACCTTCGGGAGTTACGGGACTGGGACTCAGCCTGATATTAGCGGGGCCAATCTTTACACCACCTGGACCACAGAGACAGCCAGTGGCACTAACTTCACCACAGACGCCAACATTCAGGGATATTGGTATTTCGAGCAGAACGGTAATGATGGAACCTCCAATGGCAATAACCTGACGAACAATAGCAGTGTGACGTTTAGCAGCACCCATGTCCAGGGCAGTTATTCCGCAAATTTCAGCGGTTCTAATTATTTCAGCAGGGCGAACGCCAGCCTAAGTGCTGCATTTCCGGGTAAAAGTAGCTATGCCTATCCTGCGGTTACAATGGGAATCTGGATTAAGCCCAGTTCCGTCCCCGGGGCCCTGTGGGGGATAATGGGGACTGACACGGGTTATAACCAGAACCTGTCTCTCACAATCAATAGTGGTGGCAAGGCAAACTTTTACATTAGGGATAGCGGCGGTACCACGCATGATATTGCGTCCGATGCTGCTATTCCTACCACAGGTTTCACTCTCGTCGTGGGGAGATGGAACCCCGCTGCAACTGCCAATGAAATATCTATATGGGTTAATGGCGTTAAACAGAGCACTACGGACACAATGACAGCACCGGCATCGGGCACTAACAGCACTTTTGATATTGGAGCCATTACCAATAACGGCGGAAATAATTATTTTACGGGGCTAGGTGATGAGGGCTTTATTTTTAACCGAGGTTTGAGCGATGCGGAGATACCCAGCATTTGTACTTTTGGCCTTGATGGCACCAGAAATAATAGCACCCTTTATTATACTCCTTATTCCACAGCACCTAACCAGGTATTTCGTGACGGAGTGCGGCTGACTCTTGCCGCCTCAAAGGCCGCTTTGGCAACCGGGCAATACTGGTTAGACACCACCAACTTACGGATTTATGTTTATGACAACCCCTCGGGTCACATGATGGAGGCCAGCCAGAGGAATTATTGTATTACAACGAACAATCAGCTTTATTTGACATTTCAGAATTTGCTGGCCGAGAAAAGCAACACAGCACTTTCCTATGGTGGTAATTTATACCTTTATACCAGTAATGTGACTTGCGGCTATACAGTTTCAGGAGTAACCAGTCAATATAGTTTCATTCATGGCTTTGCTGTTGTGGACGCTAATAATGCCGCTATAAGTAATTGTATATCTCAATACAATGGCTCAAGCGGCTATTATGGATATGTCGCACCCGGATTAAATATAACATATTGCCTGGCTCATGATAATGGACAATTACAAAATAATGCTAATGGGGGATCATTTTATCTTGATGGAGGCCCGGCATGGTCAGGGGCTACAATACAGTATTGCACCGGCTACAATGAAGGACTTCCTAATTACAGTAATGCTTCTTATTGCACAAACGGATATTTTTTCACGAATGATGTTCCTATTACTAATCTGATTCTGAGCTATAATAAATTCTATAACACTGTGGGTATCGGCCTTTCGAGTCTGACTAATGGCAAAATAAATTATAATGTGGGCTATAACAATGTAGTGGGTATAGAGGCGATGACCTCATCGGGGCAGGTGTTAAGCGGCAATCATATCTATAATAATACTTTCTACAATCAAGCCAGCTACAATCCCAACTACTATTACGGGTTTTTCCCGGGAATCGCCCTGTATGGCGTCAACGGGCAGGCCAACTCCTGCATAAACAATATCATCAAGAACAATATCGCTATCGGTTTCGCAAAAGGAACCGGAAGCGGCAATCCGCCGGCTAACCTTGCGGTAGGGTACGGTGGAGAGAATGACGGTACGATGGGGCATGGGAATGTTTACACTTATCAATGCTTGGGACCTGATGCGACTCAATTTATTCAGTGCGGCGGAGGGGAACCGGGGACAGCAGGGAATACCTACTATTCCAGCTACTCAGCCTGGCAAGGTGCATCAGGAATGGGCGCAGGTGTGTCAGACCACTATGTTGATGCCGACCCTGCCTTCGTCTCCACCTCCACCCCCGACTTCCACCTTACCCCCCTGTCTCCCTGCATCAACGCCGGGGTGAACGTGGGGCTGACCCAGGATTATGATGGCAGGCCGGTGCCCATCGGGTCTGTGCCGGAGATCGGGGCTTACTCGACCACCAGGGCGCATGGAAACTTTGCGGGGTTTTAAAGGAAGTGAGCAGTGAGCAGTGAGCAGTGAGCAGTAAAGGCAAAAGCAAAGGCCAAAGCAAAAAACACTGATCACTGATTACTGATAACTGATCACTGAAAGGGAGGTTATATGCAAAAAATCATGTTCGCCCAATTCGTCAAGGTCAATGAAGCCACCGGGGAGTTCACCGGCATCGCCGCGGAGGAGATCCCCGACCAGGCCGGGGAGATCTTCGACTACGAGGCCTCCAAACCCCTGATCAAGGCCTGGTCCGACGATTCCTTCGAACACAGCGGCGGCAAATCCCGGGGCAACCTCCGGGCCATGCACGACCCCAAAAAGGCCGCGGGCCTGCTCACCGCCATCATCTTCAACGACGCGGCCAAGCGCGTCGAGGTCAGCGGCCAGGTGGTGGACACGGAGGAACTGGCGAAACTGACCAAAGGCGTATATACCGGGCTGTCCTTCGGCGGCTCCTACGCCTGGCGCAAGCAGGAGGGCATCCACGTGCGCTATGCCGCCAAGCCGGTGGAGCTGTCCCTGGCCGACAAGCCCTGCGTCCCCACCGCCCGCTTCACCCTGGTGAAGGCCGATGGCTCCGAGGTGGAGATGGGCTTTGAAAAAGTTGCGGCCCGGGCCGACACCGACCCTAAGGAAGGCGAGAAGAAATACGGGGACGTGAAGTTCGCCGACGAGAAAAACAAGAAATATCCCATCGACACCGAGAAGCACATCCGGGCGGCCTGGAACTACATCAACAAGGCCAAAAACGCCGCCAAATATGACGCTGAGGACCTGAAGACCATCAAGGGCAAGATCATCGCCGCCTGGAAGAAGAAGATCGACAAGGAGGGCCCGCCTTCGGCGGACAAAACCCAGGGATCAGGGATCAGGGATCAGGGATTAGAAAAAACCCCTAACCCCTTGTCCCTAACCCCTGCCTTTCACAAGGGCCTCTACCAGGTGAGCTGGTTCGCCCAGCTTCTCGAATCCCTCACCGACCTGGCCACCGGCCTCGATTGGGAGGCAGCCGCCGAGATGGACGACTCCCCGCTGCCGGGGCAGTTCAAGGAGTGGCTGGCCGCGGGCTGCGAGATCCTCAAGGCCCTGGCCGCCGAGGAGCTGGACGAGCTGCTCAGCGACCTGAGCAAGGCCAGTGGCGCAGGCGTCTCGCCTGCGGACCTTAAAAAGGCCGGCGCCCGCCACAGCAAGGCCGACCAGGACCATATCCAGGCCGTCCATGACCACTCCGTCTCCCTTGGCGCCGACTGCCCCGCGGAGAAAGTCGTAGGGGCGGGTTCTACCCGCCCTGACGAGAATCTAGCAAAAATCCTCATTTTCAAAAATGAGGAATTGGCCAAGGTGCGGGCCGATTTCTTGGATCTCGAAACCAGGCATTCGCGGCTCGAAGTCAAGCACGAAAAGCTCGAAGTCGAGCACGAAAAGCTCAAGGCCGAGCCGGCCCCGGCCAAGGGCGCCCTCAAGGCGGTCCCCAAGGAGGCGGACGTCCTGGATAAGACCACTGAGACCGAGGAGCCTAAAGACGCCCTGGGCGAGATTGTGGCGTCCCGGCAAAGGCCGTTTTTAATCAAGTGAGCAGTGAGCAGTGAGCAGTAAAGGCAAACGCAAAAGATAAAGCCGTAAAATTCTCAGTTCCCAGACCAATAGGAGGCTATAATGAACCCCACTGCTGAAACCCTCGAACTTCTGAAAAGCGCCAAGGTCCTGGACGCTGCCGAACTTGCCAAGGCGGGCATTACCATCGCCCAGGGCCTGGTGGCCTACGACCTGGAACCCGCGGCCAAAAAACTCTATCCCTTGATCACGCCGCTGCGGAACAGCATCTCCCGGGTCGGCGGCGGCGTCGGCACTGCGGTGCACTGGCTGTCGGTCACCGGCATCAACGTGGCTCGCCTCTCCCCGGGCGTCTCCGAGGGGAAGCGCGGCGGCGCGGTGTCCCTGAACACCACCAGCAACATGGCGGCCTACAAGACCCTGGGCCACGAATCGTTCGTGACCTTCGAGGCCGAAGAGGCTAGCCTCCCCGGCACCGACAACCGGGCTCTGGCGATCCTCACCACCCTGCAATCCCTGATGCAGTCCGAGGAAATGGTACTCCTGGGCGGCAACGGCGACCTGGCCCTGGGGCCCACCCCCATCCCAACCCTGGCGGACGTGCTCACCGGGGGCGCCCTGGCCGCCAACACCGCCTTTGCGGTGGTCTGCGTGGCCCTCACCCTGGAAGGCTACCTGGCCGCCTCGGTGCCCAGCGGCATTCAGTTGAACATCACCCGCGACAACGCCGACGGCAGCACCGACACCTACGGCGGCGGCGCGGCCCAGGCGAGCACCCCGGCCACCCTCACCACCGCCAACGACGGCAACGCCACCCACGGCCTCAAGGCCAGCGTGGCGCCGGTCAACGGCGCGATGGCCTACGCCTGGTTCTGGGGGCCGGCCGCGGGGCCTCAGCTCTTAGGGGCCATCACCACCATCAACAGCGTCCTCATCCTGGCCGCGGCCTCGGGGACCCAGACCGCCGCCAGCCTCCCGGCCGCGGACAACAGCGTCAATGGCCTGCTGTTCGATGGCCTCATCACCCAGATCTGCACCCCCGGCTCCGGCTCCTATGTCTACCGGATGGCCACCGGCACGCCGGGGACCGGAACCCCGCTGACCCCCGACGGGGCCGGTGGCATCGTCGAGATCAACGAGGCCCTGGAGGCCTTCTGGAACAACTACCGCCTGAGCCCGGATATCATGTACGTCAACGCCCAGGAGCTGCTGAACATCACCGCCAAGGTGATCGCCGGCGGGGGCGCCCCCCTGTTCCGCTTCAACGTGGACGCCCAACAGGGCGCGGTGGCCGACGTCACCCTGACCGCGGGCTCGGTGATCGGCTCCTATCTCAACAAGTTCACGATGGGCGGCGGCCAGTTGGTGCGGGTGATGCTGCACCCCAACCTGCCGCCGGGCACCATCCTCTTCCGGTGCGAGCGGATTCCCTATCCACTCACCGACGTCACCAACATCATCCAGGTGAAGACCAGGCGGGAATACTACCAGATCGAATGGCCGATCCGGACCCGGCAGTGGGAGAGCGGGGTCTATTACTCCGGCGTGCTCCAGAACTACTTCCCGCCGGCCTTCGGGGCGATCTTCAATATCGGCAACGGCTAAAAAAAGTGAGCAGTGAGCGGTGAGCAGTGAGCAGTAAAGGCAAAAACATCAAGATCTTATTGATTACTGGTTACTGATTACTGGTTACTGATTACTGATAACAGGAGGCTAAAATGGTGCGATTAAAAGCCGATCCCGCCGCGGGCGGCGTGAGCTACAACGGCCAGGAGTATCCCGTGGTCAAGGGCTATGTGGAGGTGCCTGACGAGGCCGCCCGGGAGCTTCTCGGCTTCGGCTGGGGGTTTACCCTGGCCTCCCGGCAGCCGGCCCCGGAGGCGCCCCAGGGGGGGAACGGCGAGCCTGCCCCGGAGGAGGCTCTTCCGGAAGGCAAAACCAAAAGGTAGGGGCAGCTTTTAAAGCTGCCCTCACAATAGGTGGCAAAGATGGCGGAATTATCCCCGGAAGCGAAAAAGATGATTCATGCGGATAAGTACCGCCGCAAAGTCGATCCGGTCCAGAAGTGCACCGAGATCATCGAGGCGGCGCTCAAGGAATACGGCTGTAGTTTTCAGGTGGTAATGGTCCCCCAGGTGATGGTTGTAAAAGCAGGGGCCAGGGGTCAGGGATCAGGGTCTTCTAACCTCTAACCTCTAACCCATAACCCCTGGAGGTTCTAAATGGATCTCACCACACTGGCCAACGCCAAGCAATGGCTCGGGATTTCGAGCGATACCGACGACGACCTGCTGACGCGCCTGATCACCGCGGCCAGCTTCTTCATCGAGACCTACCTGAGCCGCCGCCTGGGCAGCCAGGATTACCTGGAGATCAGGGACGGCACCGGCGGCCAGGTCATGAACTTTCGGGAGTACCCGGTGACCGCGGTGGCCGGGGTCGCGGTGAACGGCGTTTCCCTACCCCCGGCGCCGGACACCGTGACCCCAGGCTATCGCTTCACCCGGACCCAGATCATCTTGCAGGGCCATCGCTTCACCCAGGGCTACGGCAACGTCACCCTGAACTACACCGCGGGCTATGGGCCGCCCACCGGCGGCTGGTTCGAGGACGCCTGGCTTACCGCCGGGGAGGGGGATGCGATCTTCCCCTTCGACCTGGAGCAGGCGTGCATCGAATTGATCTCCTGGCGCTACAACGAGCGCCAGCACATCGGCCAGAGCGGCAAATCCCTGGAAGGGGCCAACGTCACCTACAGCGTCCAGGACCTGCCCCCGGACGTCAAAACGGTGCTGGACCGTTACCGCCGCGTGACGCCGGTGTAGCGAGTGAGCAGTGAGCAGTGAGCAGAAAAGGCAAAAGGCATGAGGATGGAAATAAAAACCGTCAGATTTTTAAACTTTGGCGAAGGGGTTGTTGAGGCCATCCGCAAAGCCAGCGCGGTTCTGGATATTAAGGAAATCCCCTGGCGGAAGATCTTCGCGGCGCTTTATTTGTAATTAACAGGCAATAATTGACCTGAAATTTCTGGGAACCGGGAACCGGGAACTAACCATGATTAAAGCCTGGATTGTAGGAACCGAAGGAGTGATCGGCCGCCTGGACCAGATCCCAAGCAAGGTGGCCGCGGCGCTGCGCCGGGCGGTGGAGGCCGAGGCCATCAAATTGACCGCCTACGTCAAGGAGCAGAAGCTCAGCGGGCAGGCGTTGAAGACGCAAACCGGCACCCTCCAGCGCAGCATCAATTATCAACTCCAGGATGAAGGCGACCGAATCGCAGCCACGGTGGGCACCAACCTGGTCTATGCCGCCATCCACGAATATGGGGGCACCACCCGGGCCCACGTCATCGAGGCCCGCAAGGGCAAGGCCCTGGCCTTCCAGATGGGAGGCCAGGACGTGTTCTTCAAACGGGTCAACCATCCGGGCTCGCACATGCCGGAGCGCTCCTTCCTGCGCTCCTCCCTGGAGGAGAACGCCGGCAGCATCAAAGCCGCTATTGAGCAGGCCGTGGCCGAAGGAGTTAAAGCATAGTGATCAGTGATCAGTGGCCAGTAATCAGTAAAGGCAAAAACCGGAACCCGGGACTGGGGATTCTGATCACTGATCACTGATAACTGATAACTGGGAATGAAGTCATGGACCGCGAAGCCATATACAGCGCCCTTTTCGCCCTTCTCTCCACCATCCCGGGGATCGTCACCTTCAGCCGCCGGGTGCGCCACTGGACCGACGTGCCGCCGGTGGAGCAGCCGGCCCTGATCCAGGAGCAGTTTGAAGAGAGCGCCCGCTACGTAGGCCGGGCCTTTCCGGCCAAATGGACCCTGAGCCTCAACCTGGCCCTCTACGTCAACGTGGGCAACGATCAGCAGGCCGCCCCCTCACAAACCCTCAACCCCCTCCTGGACGCGGTGCTGGCCGCGCTGCTGCCGCCCCCGGGCCAGGAGGAGCAGACCTTAGGCGGCCTCGTTTCCCATTGTCGGCTCAGCGGCAAGGTGCTCATCGCCGAGGGAGGGTCCCTGGGCCCCCAGGCCGCGGCCCTGATCCCGGTGGAGATTGTTGTCAGTTAGCAGTGAGCAGTGAGCAGTAAAAGCAAAAACATCAAGACCTTACTGATTACCGATCACTGATTACTGATTACTGAAAATGGAGGCTGATATGACCGATGAACCGCAGGAAAAACCCGGTGGCGCAGGCGTCTCGCCTGCGCTTCCTGAAGCGCAGCCGGCTCCGGAGCCCGCACCTTCACCCGCGCCTGCGCCGCAGCCCCCAACCGCGCCTGCGCCTCAACCCGCGCCTGTGCCCGGATCCGCGGCCGTCTTGCTGGTGGAGCGCTGGTGGCAGGATTGGTTCCCCTCGTCCCCGGTGAGCCGGGACTCGGCTGCCTGGAACCACGCCTACCAAGCCAAGGAAGATTTGAAGAAGAGACTGGCGAAATAGCCAGTAATCAGTGATCAGTGGCCAGTGGCCAGTAAAGGCAAATTCACTGGTTACTGATTACTGATCACTGATCACTGATCACTGACCAAAGGAGGCCATCATGCCAAAGCAATTCTTCTTCGGGGCCGGGGCCCTTTACGGGCTGGACAATTCCACCCCGACTCCCACCCCCGTCAAATTCGGCACCTTGCAGGACGTCTCGGTGGAATTCTCCGCGGACGTCAAGGAACTTTACGGCGCCAACCAGTTTCCCGCCCATATCGGCCGGGGCAAGAACAAGATCACCTGCAAGGCCAAGCTGGGCCAGATCCAGGGCGCCATGCTGAACGTCCTCTATTTTGGGCTGCCCAAGAACACCGGCGAGCTGCTGTCGGCCCAGAAGGAGGCGGCCCAGATCCCGGCCGCTACGCCCTTCACGGTCACCGTGGCCAACGGCGCCGCCTTCGCCCAAAATCTGGGGGTGGTCTATGCCGCCACCGGCGCCCCCCTGACCCAGGTCCCCAGCGCCCCCGTGGCCGGGCAATACAGCGTGGGCGCCGGCGGGATCTACACCTTTGCCGCGGCCGACGAAGGCGCAGCCATCCTCATCGACTACCTTTACACCTCGGCCACCACCGGGGGCACCATCGCCATCAGCAACCAGCCGATGGGCCTGGCGCCCACTTTTAAGGCAGTCTTGACCGGCGTCACCGACGGCAAGACCATGACCCTGATCCTCAACCAGTGCATCAGCAGCAAGTTGACGCTGCCCACCAAGAACGAGGATCACCTGATCGTGGAATTCGACTTTTCGGCGATGGCGGACGACAACGACCAGGTCGGCACATTAACGGTGACGGAGTAGGCAAGACAGTGATCAGTAATCAGTGGCCAGTGATCAGTAAAGGCAAAAACTGATCACTGATTACTGATAACTTGGAGACCATAATGGAACCGAAACTCGACGGCGTGCCGCTGCGCCTGGGGGATAAAGATTACGTCCTGCCGCCGCTCAACCTGGCGGCCCTGGAGAAATACTGGCCGGTGATCGAGTCCTGGGGCGAGCCGCCGGCATCACTGGTGCAGCGCCTCTCCGAGGCGGCGGAGTTGCTGCACGCCGCGCTTTTGCGCAATTATCCGGAGCTCACCCTGGCCGAGGTAAAGGAGGGCCTGGACCTGGCCTCGTTTCCGGCCATCCTGCCCCAGCTCCTGGAGGTGAGCGGCCTGACTCGGCGCCCCCCGGGGGAACCGCAGGCGGGGAGCGTCCCGACTGGGGCTATCTCTATGCCCGGGTAATCAGCCTCACCGGCTGGACCTGGGAATACATCGGGCAGCAGCTGACGCTGCCCCGCCTTTACGAGATGCAGCGCTACTGGGAGCAGCATCCCCCGGTGGGCGACCTGGTGGCCGCCTACCTGGGGTACCAGGGGCCGAAAACCGAAAACCGAAAACCGAAAACCGGCCCTTATGGATCGCCCGAGGAGCTGATGGCCACCTTCAGCGCCTCCGGCGGCAAGGTGAAAGGATAGCTTTTTACAGAGACAGCAAACAGAAAACAGTAAACAGAAAATAGGCTTTCCTATGGCTGACGACTCCCAAATCGAAGTTCTCATAAGCGCCCAAGCCGACGCATTGAAAGACGGCATGGAGCAGGCCAAGACCGCGGTGAGCGACGCCACCGCCGAAATGAAGGCCTCCCTGGAGCAGGTATCGGCGGCGAGCGCCGTCAGCGCCTCTTCCATCATAGAGTCCATGAAGCGGGGCGGGGGGGCGGCGGCGGCAGCGGCCGGATGGAGGAATGGCGGCAGGAATTGGAGGAGATCAAGGAAGAGGGAAACCTCCTGGAGCAATCCAAGGCCCAGGAGCGCGCCTTCTGGCAGGAGAAGTTAAATCTCTGTGAGCAAGGCTCCGCGGATTACCGCCAGGTGAAGCACCGGCTCTACGAGCTGGACGTGGCCGACGCCAAACAAGCGGTGCAGCTGCAAATCGCCCAGATCAAGGAGCAGATGGCCGGCGAAAAGGAATCCTGGACCCAGCGCCTGGCCGATCAGGACCGGATCGTCGCCATCAACGCCCAGTCCTACGGCAAGGATAGCCTGAATTATCAAAACGCGGTGAACGAGAAAAAGAAGATGCAGGAGGAGGCGGACAAGGCGGACCGGGAGTTGGCCGATAAGCGCCTGGAAAATTCCCTCAAGCTGGCCCGGATGGATATTGAGGCGCAGAAGGAGAAATATAAGCAGGAAAAGGACTTGGGCTTGATCTCCGCCAGCGAGGAACTGGTCCTGGTTAAGGCCCTGAAAGAGCAGGAGATCGCCCTGGAGAAGCAAAACTTCGAGCAGCGCCAGACCATCTGGACCCAGTACCCCAAGAAGATGGCCGAGATCCTGCAAGAGGTCCAGGTCGCCGAGAAAAAGAACGCCCTGGAAATCCAGAAGATAGAGGCCCAGGCGGCCCAGGACGTGGAGAATAAGTGGAAGGCGGCCCTGGCCCCCATCGATTCGGCCATGACCACCGCCATCAACGGCATGATCCAGGGCACCCAGAACCTGCAAAGGGTGGTGGGCCATATCCTCCAGGACATCCTCGCCTCGTATATCAACCTGGCCGCCAGGAGCCTGCAGAACTGGATCGCCACCGAGGCGGCCAAGCTGCTGTCCACCCAAACCACCTCCGCCCAGGTGGTCGCCGCGGAAACCGCGGCCGCCCCTGAAGCCGACGCGGCCCAGGCCCTGGCCGACATTCAGGCGATCCAGGGCTCCGCGGCCCAGGGCGCCGCGGCCGCCTATGCGGCCATGGCCGGCATCCCGGTGGTGGGGCCGGAAATGGGGGCGGAGGCCGCGGCCCAAACCTATGCGGCCATCATGGCCTATGCGGGGATGGTCCCCGCCGCCGCGGGCGGCTGGGACGTGCCCGCCGACTCTCTGGCCTACCTCCACAAACAGGAGATGGTCCTCCCCGCCTCCCTGGCCGAGGGGGTACGGGGCCTGGTGGCCGGCGGCGGGCGGGATGCCCGCCCCACGGGCGGCGACGTTCACTTTCACGTCAGCGCCATGGATGGCAACTCCGTCAAAAGTTTCTTCAAGAACAACCGCAACCACGTGGCCGAGGCGGTCAAATCCGCCATGCGCGACGGCCGGAGATTGAAATGACCTGGCATGTAGGGTGGGCATGGGCCCACCAATTCCTTTTGCCTTTAACTTTGAACTCTGAACTTTGAACCTTGAACTGAGCCTTTTATGAGCGACGCCATCTTCCCCATGCTCCGGGGCTTCACCTATCCGGTGATCAAAAAGCCCACCTTCTCCACCATCGAGCAGGAGGCGGTGAGCGGCATTAAAAAGCACATCGCCAACTGGGTCTATCCCCGCTGGCAGATCGAGATCCCGGTGGAATTCCTGCTGGACGACGTGGCCCACGACGAGCTGAAGACCCTGGTGGGCTTCTTCCTGGCCCGCCAGGGGCGCTTCGACAGCTTTCTCTTCGACGATCCCGATGACGATTTTATTGCCGGGCAGGAGATCGGGATCGGGGACGGCGCCGCCACCGCCTGGCAACTGGTGCGGGCCTACGGCGGCTTTATCGAGCCCTGCCTGAATATCAAGAGCGCCCCGGTCCCGGTGGTCTATCTCAGCGGCGCGGCCCAGGCCCCCTCGACATACGCCATCACCTATACCAACTCGGGGCTGCTCACCTTCACCGCGGCCCCGGCCGCGGGCGCGGTGATCACCGCCGACTTCGGCTACTACTGGCGCTGCATCTTCCAGGAGGATTTAAGCGAGTTCGACAAGTTTATGAACCAGCTTTGGGAGCACAAGGGAGTCAAGATAGAGACCGTGAAGTAGGGGCTGGTAGGGGCGGGTTTAAAACCCGCCCTTACACCCGCCCCTACTGGCGCCTCTGCGGTGAATGGGAGACTCGCCATGAAAATTGCCCTGATTTCATTCTTCTGCTATGCGGTCGGCTTGCTTTGCGGCTTTGTCCTGGCCGCCGTGCTGGGGGCCAGGGCCGCGGCCGCTTACGGCGAGCGCCTGCGGCGCCAGATTGCCGAGGAGGCCCTGGAGCACGATTACGGAACCTTGGATTCGCCTTTGACTTTAACCGCAAACCGCAAACCGCAAACCGGCCCTTATGAAATCCGTCACCTCAGCCCTGGTCGATCTCCTCCGCAGCCGTGATCCGGTGCTGGCCTTCGACCTCTATCAATTCACACTGCCCGGCGACACGGTGCTCTATTACGGCACCGCCGACGTGCCCATCGTTTATAACGGCAACACCTACGGCGGCTCCGTGCGCTTCGACCGCTCCCAGATCGATCTGAAGGCCGGCCTGGAGGCGGACAGCCTTACGGTCAAGGCCTACGCCAGCCCCACCGATCTGGTCAACGGCGTCCCCTTCCATCAATTCCTGCGCCAGGGCGGATTCGACAACGCCTATCTGCTCCTGCAGCGCGCCTTCTATCCGCACCCCGGAGGCTTGTTCGTGGACGGCTGGTTTACCCCTCCTGGCTGGCTGCTGGCCGGGCAGGCCATCGGGGCGCCCACCGGCGTCGTCTGGCTCTTCTCCGGCTTGGTCACCGAGGTCATCACCGGCGGCCTGACGGCCCAGATCAAGATAGATTCGCACCTCTACACCCTGGACCGGAAGATTCCCCGCAACCTTTACCAGCACCTCTGCAACCATGTCCTCTACGGCCAGGACTGCGGGCTGAACGGGGCCTCGTATGCGGTGCCGGGCGACGCCCAGGCCGGGAGCACCATCTTTCAGATAGTCACCAACCTGACCGGCTATGTGGCCGGCTATTTTAGCCTGGGGAAGCTCCAATTCACCTCCGGGGCCCTCCAGGGGACCTGGATCGGCATCCAAACGCAGGTGGGCGCCGGTTCGCAAGCTGTGACCTTCATCCTAACGCCGCCGCTCCTGGCACCGCCGGCCCCGGGCGACGCCTTCACCGTTTGGCCCGGCTGCGACCGGGCGCTCAGCACTTGCCGGAACAAATTTAACAATGTCCTCAATTTCCGCGGTTTCCCCTGGATTCCGGTGCCGGAAACCGCGGATTAGGGGCAGGGGCGGGTTTTAAACCCGCCCCTACACCGAAAACCGGAAACCGGAAACGGGGTTAATATGACTATCCTGGAATCAGCCCAGCGCCAGGCGGTCCTCTCCGTCGCCGAGTCCTGGATCGGCACGCCCTTCCATCACCAGGGCCGGGTCAAGGGGCGCCAGGGCGGCGTCGATTGCGCCATGCTGCTCCTGGAGGTCTTTTTGAGTGCCGGGGTCATTGACGCCAAACTCGCCGGGCGGCGCTTCTCCTACTCCCAGCAATGGCACCTGCACCGGGAGCAGGAGCGCTATCTGGAGATGGTCCGGAGTCTCGGTGGCCGGGAGATCACCACCCCCTTGCACGGTGACATCGCGGTCTGGAAGATCGGCCGGGCCTATTCCCACGGGGCCATCGTGCTCCTCTGGCCTTGTATCATCCATGCCGCGGCCGCGCCCGTCGGCGCCTGTGTCCTGGACAATGCCTACTCCTCGGCCCTGAACCTTAGCCAATTTCCGGTGAAGTTCTTTACTGCCTGGCCGTAAGGAAGGCAAACTTGGCCTTTAAATTTCACCGAAAACCGGAAACCGGCAGCAACAAGGAGCGTATCCATGAAGGAAAACGGGACTGTGAAATGGTTCAATGACGCCAGGGGCTACGGCTTCATCAGCCGGCCCGGCAGCGACGACCTCTTCGTCCACTACACCGCCATCGAGGGGGACGGCTACAAGAGCCTGATCGAAGGCCAGGAGGTAGAGTTCGAGGTGGCCGAGGGCAAAAAGGGCCTCCAGGCCATCAATGTAAGCAAAAGATAGCTGTCAGCTTTCAGCAGTAGGGGCGCGGTTAAAACCCGCCCCTCCGCCCAGGCAAAACCTTTGCCTTTGCTTTTAACCAAAAACCGAAGACCGAAAACCGAAAACAGGCATTTATGTCCGGATTGATGGGCGACTCCGCCGCGGGCACCAGCGGTCGCGCCGCGGCCAAAACCAGCACCCTCCAGGCCTCCTACCGCGTCACCACCGCGGTGGAGGGCCTGGCGATCCCCATCCTCTATGGGCGCAACCGCCTCCAACCCAACATCTTCTTCACCTGGGGCTGGCAGGCAATCGCCCAGCCATCCCCTTCCCAGAGCATGGGCAAAGGCGGGGGCAGCCCCCCCGCGGGGGGCGTCCAGTATGTCTATACCATCTATGCCCTTTTCGGCCTCTGCGAAGGGCTGGTCAGCGCCATCGGCATCAATTGGAACGACAAGACCAAAATCTACCAGTTCAGCGCCGCGGGCCTGGCCTCCGGCGCCCGGCCCCAGCCCCCGGTCCCCGTCCTCCTGAGCGGGGCGCCCGCTCAAGCTCTGGGCTATTACGGCACCGCCTTTTACTTTGGGAACATTTATCTTGGCAGCGGCAACTCCATGCCCAACCTGTCCTGGGAGTGCTACGGGCCGCTTCCCTATACCGTTCCCAAGACCGTGACCGGCGAATCCAATGCCCTGTCGCCGCCTCAAACCTTCACCACCTCCATGATCCTGCCGCCCGGCACCTTTGACCCGCTACTTAATCAGGTCCTTTTCTTCCCGCCGTACTTGCCTCCCGGATCCCTGCTTTTTACTCCTCTATCCGTGACCCTGACCAACAGGCTTTATAATGGGCTGCCGGAGCCTGATTTAGTCCTTACCCAGGGAACCTGGCAGTATTCCGGCTCCCCCGAGCCGGGGACCTATTGGGTTGACCCGATGGGGACCGGCGATTACACCTTCTGTCCCCTGGATTCGGGAACCGTGATCTTTTCTTATGCATTGGCCCCGCCCACCTATACAATCATGGCCCAGTGCCTTGGCACCTGCACCGAGGAATATACCCTCCCCGACGACAACCCGGTCCTCGTGGTCAACAACGCCTTATACGCCGGAGACGCCGGCGTCACCCTGAACGACGTCCCCCTCACCCCGATTCCGTATGCGCAGCCGAACCCCATATACCCCCCGGTGGTGGGCCAGGGGCAATATACCGCGTCCTCCGGCAGTTACTGGTTCTCACCCCTTGACGTGGGCGACCTGTGCATCACCTATTACTGTGCCCTGCCCGCCGGCGCCACGATCTCCCCCAGCGGCAACGTCTGGGTGTCCGACGCCGGCGCCACCTATGACGACGGCACTGCCCTCACCCTGGTCCCCGGCGTTCCTACCGCGGCCGGTCAATACTCCGTCAGCGCCGGCACTTACACCTTCTCCGGCTGGGACTCCGGCCGCACCATCCTGCTTAATTACGCCTATAACACGCTGCTCGACTCCAACCCGGCCGATTTCCTCCCCGACCTGCTCACCTCGCCCGATTACGGCGCGGGCTTCGACCCCGCCAAAATCGGCGATCTCAGCCAGTTTTCCGACTACTGCCTGGCCAACGATTTCCTCTTATCTCCCGTTCTCGACGAGCAGCAGGAGGCCCGGGAGCAGGTCGCCGACATCCTCAAACTCCTCAACACCCAGGTCGTCTGGTGCGAAGACCAGCTCAAGTTCATTCCGCTGGGGGACCAGGTCGTAGAGAGCGCCAGGACCGGCGTCACCTTCACTCCCGACCTCACGCCGGTCCTCGATCTCACCGAAGACGATTTCTTGAGCGACGACAACAACGACCCGATCCAGATCACCCGCACCCCCCAGGCCGACGCCTATAACCAGGTGCAGCTCGAATACCTGGACCGCTACGCCGACTACAATACCACCATCTACACCGCCAACAACCAGGCGGCCCAGGACGTCTACGGCCTGCGGCCGGCCGACGTCGTCATGGCCCATGCCATCACCGATCCCACGGTGGCGGCCCTGGTGGCTGCCAATATCCTGCAATATTGCCTCTATGCCCGGAACACTTACCAGTTCAAGCTGGGCGTCATCGCCAATATTTTAGAGCCCGGCGACTGGATCACCGTCACCTGCCCCCGCCTCGGGCTAAATCAGATGCCCCTCAGGGTCACCGAGATCTCCGAGGATGACCAGATGACCTCCACGGTCACGGCGCTGGAATGGCCCATCGGCGCCGCCCAGGCCCCCACCTTCCCCACCCAGAACCGCTCGCCTCTGCTCATCAATTACAACGCCGCGCCAATGGACTGCAACCCGCCGGTCATCTTCGAGCCGCCCCTGGGACTGAGCGACAATCTTTCGGTCTGGATGGCGGTGAGCGGCGGCCCCAATTGGGGCGGCTGCCAGGTCTGGGTGTCGCTGGACCACGCCACTTATCAGCAGGCGGGCGTGGTCTCGGCCCCGGCGCGCACCGGCTCCCTTATTAACCCGCTCCCCGCCTCCCCCGATCCCGACCTCACCGACACCTTGGCGGTGGATCTGAGCGAGTCCCGAGGAGTGCTGCTTTCCGCCTCCCAGGTCGAGGCGGACGCCCTGGTGACCCTGTGCTACCTGTCCGGGGGCGCCGGCCTCCCCTCCGAACTCATCGCCTACCGGGACGCCCAGCTCGTCAGCGCTTCGATTTACCACCTGAACTACCTGCGCCGGGGCTGCTATGGCTACGGCGGCACCGCAGGGACGGCCCACGCGGCAGGCGAGCGCTTCGCCCGCCTGGACGGCGCCGTCTTTAAACTCCCTTTCTTGGCCAACCAGATCGGCCAGACCATCTATATTAAATTTCTTTCTTACAACCTGGTGGGTGGGGCTGTCCAGAGCCTAGCTGACGTGGATGCTTACCAATATCAGATCACCGGGAGCGCCCTCACCTCGCCGCTTCCGAATATCACCGGCCTGATGTCGGTGTACCAGAACAACCAGCTTTATCTCCAATGGAACGCCATCTCTCCCTCCCAGGACCCGCGTTACTCCCAGATCAATTACGAGATCCGCATGGGCGCCAGTTGGGCCACCGCCCAGGTCCTGGGCTGGGTGAGCGATCCGGAATTCCTGGTGGCGCAGCCTGGGACCTATTGGGTGGCGGCCCATTATGCATACGGCGGCATTACCCTGGCCTATTCGGCCGACCCCGCCGAGATCCAGGTGGGAAGCGTCACCCTCACGGTAAATAGCCTGGTGAGCCGGGACGAATTTGCCGAAGGCTGGCCCGGCACGCTCACCGGCCTCCAGGTGAGCGGCGGCGATCTGGCGCTGGGGGTGGGGCAGAGCGCGGGTTATTACACCATCCCGGCCGGCGAGATCCCGGATCTGGGCGCGGCCCAGGCTGCGGCGCTCGGTGGTTCCCTCGCCTTCAACAACGTGGTTCCCGGACCCTCTTTCGACGCCGCTCCCGACGTGGACGCCATCCCGGACGTGGATCAATACGATGCAGGGGCTGGAGGCCAATTCGACCAGGTGCCGGACGTGGACGCGGTTCCCGACTTCGACCAGGCCGGGGGCCCGCTGGCCCAGACCGCCCAGATCCAGGCGCAGTTCTCCCAGGACGGCAGCACCTGGGGGGACTGGCAGAATTTTATTCCGGGGACCTACGTATTTTGGAAGGTGAATTTCCGGCTGGCCCTGATCCAGGTGGTGCAAGGGAACGTGACTCTTAATCCCATGGTTACCGACTTCGCCTGGTCAGTGGCCATGCCGGACCGGATCATTCAGGTGGGCTCCATATCGTGCCCCGCCACCGGGCTGGCCATCACCTTCACCCCGGCCTTTCAGATCACGCCGGCCATCGCGGTGACGATACTGAACTCCCAGCCTGGGGACGTGGTGACCTTCCCCACGGCCATCGGGCCGGCCGGGGGCACCATCATGGTCACTAACGGCGGCGCCGGCGTGCTGCGTAACATCAGTTACATCGCCAAGGGCTATTAACCAGTGAGCAGTGATCAGTGAGCAGTAATCAATAAAACTAAAATTTCCGGGGTTTTTTTGCCTTTACTGCTCACTGCTCACTGCTCACTGCTCACTCTTTTAAAAGGAGATTCAACCATGAAAAAAATAATCACCTTCCTGCTGCTTCTCTGCGCTTTGGCGGCGCCGCTCTTTGCCTCCCAAAACGCCCTGGTGGTTCCCGACGGCACCGGGGCCCAGGTGCGGGCCGGCTTCAACAATGCCATTGATACCCTGAACACCGTTAACTCCGGACCTTCAGCGCCCGCCACTACTGAGGCTTATATGCTGTGGGCCGACACTACCAACAACCTCCTGAAGCAGCGGGACGCG